TTCCGAGGCGAGCTTGGCATTCTTGTGCGCGATGGCGGCGGCGAGGTCGTCGGACCCCACTCCGGCGGTGAGCGAACTCACCTCGCTATAGCCGGCAGGGCCACTGCTGAGCGAGTTGGCGTTGGACTGCAACGACGCCACGGCAATGAACCGGGTTTTCTTGGTCGCGCCCCACGAGGGCGAGACGTTTGGCGGATTAACGGTAGGACCACCAGAGGCGAGCATCGGGCCAGACACCGCCTCGACGCCGAAGCAGCCGGTATAGCGCCCGATCCAGACCGCCCAGCCGCGCTGGACGCCCGACGACAGCGACGGGTTGGTGTCGGAGCCGGTCGCGGTCTTGGTGTAGATCGCGACGGTTGATGCGCCAGCGGCGGATGGAGGGGCGGCCACAAGGGTCCAGCCGCTCGGGGTGGAAGGGGCTGTGGCTGTGATGGCGCAGCAGGCGATCATCAGCAGCGTCTCGCCGGCCACGATGCCCGCCGGCAAGGTCGCGGTGACGCCGCTGGAAGCGGTCGAATAGGTGGTCTGGTAAGCGCCTTGGAGCGCCGGCCACTTGCCTCGGTTCCCGCCGGTAAATGGCATGAGGGGAAGGCCCATGGTCACATCGCCTGAATGTTGAGGTGCCGGTAGCCGCCCATGTGGACGATGGTGCACAGGAAGATCGCGTTCGCGGTCGTGTTGAAGCTGTCGCCCGTGATCCAGCTCCAGTTGGTGAGCGTGATCGCGCCGGCACCCGCAGCCGCGTTGGTGATGAAGACGATCAGCGTGTAGGCCTTGCTGCCGTCGAGGTCGGCAGACATGGTGAAAGCGCCGTTGTTGGTGGCGGCGCGAATGTTGCCGCCCGCCGCCGTCGGCGTGTAGGTGGTGCCGGCCCGGTTTCCGTCGCTGGCGTAGACCGCCAAGGCAAAGCCCGCTGCGCCAATCGACAGGTTGTCGGCGCTGTTTTCCATGTAGCGGGCGTCGAGGAGCGACGTGTAGTTGCCCATGTGGAGGATTTCATAGGCGGCGGCCCCCATCGACCAGCCGCCGACCTTCCACTTGTTGTCGGTGTCGATGCCGAAATAGGCGGCGAAGGCACCGGGGCGATGGAAGACCGTCATGGCCGCGCCGGTGCCGTTGCCGATCACCATGATTTCGCCGAGGCCCGAGGTTGCGGTCGCCATGCCGCTGTTGCCGGTGACGCTGCCGAAGGTCTGCTGGGCGCTCCAGGTGGACGTCTGCTCAAGTGGGGGGAACGTGAGGGTCGTCGAGACGAGCTTGTACTTCCACTTGCCGGTGGCGACATCGGGCCAGAAATCGCCCGTGACAGGCGCGGTCGGGTTGGCCGTTGGCACCGGCAGGTTTGCAGGGGCCGAGCCAGCCACGCCGGTCGGCAGCGTCACCTTGCCGGTGAAGGTCGGAGAGGCCTTCGGCGCGTAGCTGGTGCCGGCGGTGTCGACGTAGTTCTTCGTCGCATAGTCCTGCGGATCGACCGGGTTGCCGGCGTTGGTGTGCCGCTTGCCGTTCATGGGCAGGTTGCCGGTCGGCTGGGTCTGGCCGTCCTTGGTGATCGTGTTCGACAGGCCGCTGGCGAAGTTGTTGTCCTCGGTGTCGTGCCGATCCGACCTGATCTTGATGCCAGCGGTGGCGTCGTTGACCCAGTTCATCACCCTGAGAAAGGTGCCGGAGCCGTCAAAGGGCATGAATGCCTCCTACCTTGCAAGATTTTTGAAGCAGCGCTACAATCCGTGCCCACACCTGAACCCCGATGGAGTAGGAGGGAATACAGATGCAGCACCGCCTCGAATGGGCCGGCGACCACTGGGACGTCATCATCACCAATGGGCCCGACCAGATGGTCCGCACGTCGCTCGACGAGTTCCTGATGATGGCCGAGAGCCTCAAGACCGACCTCCTTCTCGACGATCCGGCGGCGCTTGAAGAAGCTCAGCAGCTCCAGCGCCAGCGCCCGCAGCCGCACCAAGGCTGAGCAGCGGCTGCTGGCCGCTGATCATGCGGGCCAGCACGTCGCGCGGGTCCATGCCGAGCTTCTCGGCAGTCAGGGCGATGCGATCCTTGACGAAGTCCATCGCCGTCTTCGTGTCATCACTCCTCAGCCCAGTCGTGTTGCCGCCGCCCACCCAAGCGGCGGCTTGCGTCTGGCCGGGCCGCAGGCCGGCTTCCTGACCGAGGCCTTGGTAGAACTGCTCCATGGCCCGGTACTCGTTCTGCTCCGGCTGCGAGCCGAAGAAGGCCGGCGTCTTGACCGCCTCGGACATCGGCAGCTCGCCCGAGGCCACCTCCTGCTGGATATTGCGGATCGGCGCGTTGGGCACGCTCTGGTAACGGCGTTCGAGGAAGCGCGGATCGGCACCGAGGATGGCCGGCAGGCGGAAGGCGTGCGTGTCGACCGCCACCGGCTGCAGGTTGCCCTTGAGGTTCTCGGCGAAGCCCAGCGGCTTCGGATTGACCTTCTGGTCGAGGCCCTGACCCGACCTGATCTTCTCGAAATTCATGCGGTGCAGGTCTTGCGCGATGTGGCCGTAGGGCTCGGGGTTCTTGACCTTCTTGTCGGCACCGCCGCGACCGCCGCCCGGGATCACGGTGGGCTCCTGCAGCGGCAGGCCATTGACGTCGAGGCCGTAGTAGTAGGACGCGTTGCGGATGTTCTCCGGCACCGAGGAGCGCGGCGACGCGCCGGCCATGTAGTCCATGAAGCGGTTGAAGCGCTGGGTGCCGACGTCCTCGCCGAGCTGGTCGGCGAACTTGAGGCGCAGCGGCTCCAGATTGTACCACTGATCACCACCCATGCTCTTGCCGCGCTCGATGGCGTTGAGCATGCCCTCGCGCACCGCCGGGTCGCTGGTGATGTCCTGCGTGCGCTGCGGCACGCCGCGCGCGGGCTCGTAGCGCGGCAGGTCGAACTGCGGCACGTTCGGCTTAGCGCTCATGTCGAACAGGTCCGCGACCTCCTTCGCGACGCCACGGTCGCCACCCTTGGCCGCCGCACCGATCAGCGCCGCCTTGGCGAAGGGACCAGCGTCAGGGATCGCGCCCAGCGCGTTGAGGCCAGCGCCGACATAGTCGCCCTGCTTGAGGTCGCGCACCGCGTCCTCGCCGGCCATGGCCGTCCCCGTGCCCGGGGCGAGGCCAAGGAGCGTCATGCTGTCCCGGCGCGCCTCATCGTAGGGCTTGCCGCTGATCGCGTTCGCAGCGGTCCCCATGAGGTCAGCAAGGCGGTCGCGCCAGCTGGGGTCGTAGTTCGTCAGTTCGCCGGTCGCGCCGGGCGGCAGCGGGTACTGCTCCGGGTGCATCCGGCGCTTCTGACCAGCGATCCAGTCCTGTTTCAGGTCAGCCATTGAAGCCTCGCTTCAAATCCGCTATATGAAGGGCTCAACAACAGGGGGTTCCCATGTCTCTCGGGGTCGTCGTCTTTCTCGCTCTCTTCGTCCTCACGCTTTGGCGCTATGACGAGTTCGTCGCTCGGGATCGCGCCTATGATCGTCAGCACGGTCTGCTTCACTTCCAGCGCGAGCGGCCCCTCTGGTGGCGGCGCATACGCCACGTCTGGGACGTCCTCGTCGGCGCGGTGGTGATTGGCTGCATCATCTGCCTGCCACTGTTCGTGCTGCACGCTGCGCGCTGAAATCACTGCTGCCCTCCCGCGCCCAGCCGGGCCGCCATCAACGCCGCCAACAGGCGGCGTTCTTCGTTTGAGGAGCCGCGCAGCAGCCCTTGTGAAATCGGGTTCATCACCGCCTTGCCGGCGATCTCTGGAAAGGCCATGCCGCCCAACGCGCCGACACCAGCAGACAACCAGTCTCCGTGAGCAGCGCCCGCCGCCGCCGCCGCAATTCCCGCCGGGATCGCGCGGGCGGCGAGGCGTGCTGCGGTGCCCGAGTTCGGCGGCCCCTTCATCACGCCCACACCGGCGTTAGCCAGATCGGTCATGCCGGAGCGACCCTCGGCGATGGCCTCCGGTCCATTGCCGCCGCCGGTGATCGCGGTGCGCAGCCGCACCGGCGAAATCATGCCGTTGGCCGCATCCTCGCCGGCACCGGTCATCGCTCGCTGCACGGTCTTGAGGTTGGCCCACTGCCGGCGCGCCTGCTGCCATGCGGCGAGCTGATCGCCGCTCATGGTGCGCTCCATGGCGTCGTCGAGGACGTCGCGGAATTCGTCGAGGGCGGTCGAGGTCGGCCCGTCAGCCTTCTCGCCCAGCGTGCGCAGCTTGGTGGTCAGCTCCTGATAGTTCTGGCCGGTCAGCCTGCCGCCGTTGGTGGCCGCCATTTCGGCCATACGGTTCATCATGCCCTCGACAGCCGGCACCACCGCCGGGGCGGTGTCGCGATACTCGATGGCGGTCTTGAGCAGACCGTTCTGCAAATCCTGATCGAAGGGCAGCGTCGTGCTGGTCGCGAGCTGGTCGAAGCGCTGGCCGATGTTCGCGCTGGCGCGCAGGAGGTCTTCCGGCAAGGCGCTGTCGCCGCTCTCACCCAGCCGACGCATCGCGGCCTGAGTGAAGACCGAGCGCTGTTTGTCGAGCAGCTTTTCGAAGGCACCGCCGCCCAGCTCGCTCTCGATGAACTGCTTGGTTTTGCTGCCGGTGATCTGGCCAGCAGAGAGCGGAACGCCTTCCCGCTGCAGGGTGGCGACATTGGCGTCTCGTGCGAGTTCCCGGCCCGGGACGGTCGCCAGACGCTCCGCCGCCGCACCCGGCGCAAGGTTGCCGACGAGCGCGCCGGCTGCGCGAGCGTAGGGCTCGGCTGCGGTGCCCTTGGTGAGGTCGCCTGCAGCCTCGCTGCCGAGGCCGCCAAAGAGTGCCTGCAGGCCCTTGATGGTCCACTTGCCGGGACCGATGGCCGCGCCCGGCACCTGCTCCATGACCCTCTCGGTGTAGCGGCCCGGCGTGGTCTGCGGCTCGTAGGTGTTGGGACCAATTGCCTTGTTGGTGACGTCCTGCACGTCCTTGGTCGTAACGCCCTCGGAACGAAGGCCGACAGGCACGTAATCCTTGATCTCGTCGGTGACCTTGTCGCCGAACAGGGCGCGCGAGACGCGGCCCGCCACACTCTGGGTCATCGCGTTGACGTCGCCCGGCATGCCGACGAGCATTTCACCGCCCCGGCGCAGGCCCGGCAGGACCGCGTTTTTCATGTCCTCCCACGCCGATGGCTCGGCAGGAGCAGCGGCAGGCGCAGGCGCTGGCGCACCGCCCTGCTGCTGGTATCGCTGCCAAGGCCCGGGCGCAGAAGCGGCGGGCTGCTTGGCGTATTTTTCCCAAGGGCCTGCCATCACTGGCTCCAGCTGTTCGGGTCGGCAGGATCGCCGCCCTTGAAGGTGTAGCCGTCGACCACGTCGCCGACCTTCGGTACCGCAGCACCGCCGCCCTCCTGTGGCGTCACGCGGTCGATGAGCTGGCGCAGCTCCGGCGACATGATCGACTGGCGATTGAGCGCGCCGAGCTGGTTTCGGGCCTCGGCGTCGTTGATGGTCCGGTTGCGCCACTGGGTGACGATGTCGGCGCGCTTGAGGTCCATCTGGGCCTTGGCCTTCATCATGCCGGAGATCAGCTGGTTGGCCTCGGGGTAGTTGCCGAGCGCCGGCAGGCTCTGCAGCATGCCGTTGTATTCGATGTCCGAGGTCGAGCCGGAGCCCACCGCGCGCATCGTCGGAGCGACACGCTTGACGATGGACTGGAAGGCCGCGCCAGCGTTGCTGATGCCGGGGAACATCTTCTGCAGCGCGCCGGGCAGCGGACCCTGCGGAGCGACCTTGGCCAGCTCGTCGAGCAGCTGCATGTCCTGCAGCGTCGAGGCGGCCTTGGCCCCTTGGTCGAGGTAGCCCGACCACGTCTCGCCCTCCTTCTCGTCGAACTTGGCGGTCAGCTTGTTGGACATGTCGCCGGTGTTGATGACGGTGCTGGCCGGCGGCGCGTTCGCCTTGGCAATGGCGTCGTCGCGCAGCTTTTGCGCCTGCGGCGTCGCCGGGTCGCCATAGACGCCGTTCTTGAAGTCCTGCTCGATGTCGCCGACCGGCGATTTCGGCATGCGCTGGGCGGCCTCGGTCTGGGAGCGGGTGAAGTTCTGATTGTTGGCCTGCTGCGCCGTGGCGAAGTCGCGCTGCGCCTGCGCGTCCGACAGCTGCCAGTCGCGATCCTGCGCGCGCTCGGTGTTGTGCATCGTGAGCTGCTGCTGCTCGCGGCGGGCTTGGATCGCCTGATCCATCAGCTTGAGGCCGAGGTCGGGGTCGAGCTGGTAGGCCTGCCCGAGCTGCTGGGAGTTCGCGCCGGTCATCGGGTCGACGCCCGACATGATCTGCGCCAGCGCCGCGCGACCCTGCGCCAGCTCCTGTTCCGCTTGGCGTTCCCGGTGGCCGGCGAGGAAGCTCTGCGCCATCTGGGCGGCTCCCTGCCATGGGCTCTGGATCACGCGCGGTGCCATCGCCTGCTGCTGCAGCTCGGCCTGCGCCTTGGCGCGTGCCATCAGGGCGTCGAGCGTCAGGCCGCCGGTGGGGCCGAGGTCTACGCCTGCAGAGGTCGTGGAAGCGATGCGCGCCATGGTCAGCCTACCAGTCTGCCGCTGTTGAGCCGGGCGAGCGCCATCGCCAGCATCTGCCGCTGCGCCTCGACCTGTTGCGGGTCAATCGTCGGAGTGTCGCCCTGATCGAAGCGCGCGGCTGGCGTCGCCACTGCGGGCGCACGGCGGGCCGGCTGCATCGCTCCCATGTCCTTGGCGGCGGCCATGCCGCCCTCGGACAGGGCGTTGAGGAACTTCTTCGTCTTCGATGGCGCTGGCGCGGCCACAGGAGGCTCAGGAAGCGTGCCGGGCTGTCCGGGCGCTGCAGTGGGCAGGCCGCTGCCCGCGCTCGCCAGAGGCGGCTGCATGGCCGGATTGACGGGGTCCGAACCGTAGCCGCCACCTGCGGCCTCGACCGGGCCCTGCGGACGCGTCGAATAGCCGGCGGGCACGACGTGCTCGTCGCCCTTCATGCCGTCCATCACCGCGCCCATGCCGCTGCCGTAGGGAGCTGGCGCATCACCCGGTCGACGGGTTACGCCATGGAAGCCGGTGATGCCCTGCGCCTTCGCGCCGTACCACTGGCCCCAGCCCTTCTGGCTGACCTCGTTGAGGGCGTAGTCGACGCCGCCCTTCCAGTTCGAGCGCGGGTCGATGCCGGCGGCCATGGCGCGGTCGCCGAGGCCGGCACCGGTGCCGCTGATGTAGAGCTGGAACGGGCCATAGGAATTTTCGAGCGCGCCGAGACGCGGGTCTTGGCTGCGCGGTGCCGGGCCCTCGCCGTGACGGAACGGGTTGCGCAGCCCGCCCTCGCCACCGGCAACCCTGACCGCGACATCGGGATCGATGCCGTAGAGTGGCGCGCGCTGACGGATGTAGGCCTCGACCTCGTTCATGGCTCAGTGGCCTCCCCAGCCGCCGCCGCCAGCCGAGCCGCCGCGACCGCCGGCAGAGCCCTCGCCGCCACGATAGATCGGCTGCTGCTGCGGCTTCTTCTGCGCGGCCTGCATCGCAGCCAGCTGGCTGCGCAGGTCAGCGATCTGACTGTCGTAGGCACCACCTGCCGGAGCCGCCGGCACGGGCGGCCCGTTCGTGGCGTCGATGGCCGCCAGCATCTCTGGGGTCAGCCCGGTCGACGGCGTGTTCGTGTCGCCGAGGAAGTTGATGTAGTGCGGCACGAAGGGCACGTTCGAGCCCTGCGGCTGGATCAGGTTTGCCGGCGGTGCCGGGCGGTCGGGTGCGGTGTAGTCGCCGCCACCACCACTGGAGCCCATGGTTCAATCCTCCATCAGAACGGCAATGCGCCGAGCAGGGCAGAGCCCAGCCCGAAGATGCCGGAGTTGGCTGCGTTCGAGGCCTGCAGCTGGTTCTGGTAGGCATCGCTGATGTACTGGCCGACAGGGGCGGCGTTGACGCCCTGTCGCGAGAACGGCTGGAACTGCGGCACGGTCACCTGACCCATGCCCATCAGCGCCGCGATCTCGTTCGGCAGCTGGTTGCGCACGGCCATGCGCTCCTGCAGCTGCGCCTGCCGCAGGTTGTTGTTCTGGGCCGCCGCGTCAGAGCCCTCGGAGAAGCGCTGGGCTTCGGCCTGATTGTAGGCCTGCTGCGCGGCGCGGCTCTCGTTGCCGCTGGCGAGGTAGGCCTGATTGGTCGCATCGGTGAGCGCCCGGGCCCGGGTGTCGGCAACATTGCCGTACTGGGCGCTGCCGACGTTGAGGCCGCGCGCGGCGAGCTGGGCATCCTCGGCGGCGTTCTGCTTGCCGGCGGTCTCGTTGTAGCGCGCCATCATGGCGTCCTGCACCGCCTGCCGGTCGGTGGGGGCCTGATCCTGCCTGATATCGCCCGGCGTCGAGCCCTGCTGCCAGTTCTGGAGCCCCTGCGTGTCGAGCGGGGTCTTGAACATGTTGGCGAGCTGCGAGGACGCGGTGACCGCCGCCTGACCGGCGTTGCCCTGCGTCTGCGTCTGCAGGCCAAGCAGCTTCTGCTGGTCGGGCGAGAGCTGCACGTTGCGCTCGTAGCGCGGCACGTACATCGGCTTGCCGTCCGAGCCGTACACGGTTTCGTAGCCGAGGTTCTTGTAGGTCACCGAGCCGTAGGGGTTGACCTCATTGGCGTTGTTGATGATCGCCGAGGAGGTGCTCGACAGCAGGTCCGATTGCTGCTGCGCCGCCGCCTGCTGGTAGGGGTTCGGAGGGCTAGGAGTGGAGACCATGGTATCCTCCGAGCGGAAGTGGCGGGACGGTGGCCAGGGTGGGCTGGTAGCCGGGCAGGAACCGGCAGTCCTCGGCGAGCATGCCGAACATGAGCGCGTCGCGGTGACCCTCGACGCCCTTGCGCATGAAGCCCTCGTAGACGAAGCCCATGCGGCGCATCTGCTTGATCGCCCGGGCGTTTGCCGGCGACACCAGCGCGGTGACGCGCACGGCCTTGGCAAACAGGGTGCGGAAGATGGTCCTGAGCAGTCGCTTGGACATGCAGCGCTGGTCGAGGATCGCGGTCGAGAAGTGGACGTCGAAGCTGTTCTTGAACTCGCAGGCCAGCACGCCCATCACCTCGTCGTCCTCGTCGCGGGCGGTGACGCAGAACCAGCGCGGGTCATCGAAATTGCACCACGAGAAATCGATGCCGGTGGCGCGCGTCAGGTAGCGCACGGCGTCAGGCTGGAGCGGGGCGAAGGACACGTTCATCCGAGGGCCGCTCCCTGCTCGAAAAGCACGTCCCAGCCGGTGAGCGAGAACTTGCAGTTGCTGATGAGCGCGACGAGGCGGGGCGCGCCGACACGACCGATGGCAGACACGCCCGACCAGTTGTTCTTGGTGGTGACGTCCTGCGCCCAGCCGTCGACATCCCACGTCGCGACATCCCACGTCGCGCCGGGCGCGCCGAGGGTGACGTCGGGCTGGTTGAGCGGGTCGCTCATGTCGTAGTCGGTGCGGATGTCGACGTAGGGCGCAGGCACGCCGTCGGTCTGCAGGTAGGGCAGCACCATCTTGAACTGCTTGATGGCAACGCTCTTGAAGGTCGACCACGCCGGCTGCACGTCGACCCGAATGACGTTGCCATTGTCGCTCAGGTACGACGGGTCCATCTGCATGATCCGGCCATCGTCGGTGCCGAAGTAGAGCCGGTT